TGATTTAGTAAGTTGTCCCTTTACCTCCAAGGCTAAATCATTCGGGCTTAAATCATGACTTGATCCGTAGCCTTGTAGTTCTGTTGTTTCGGTTAACTGTGTACCCCATATATACATACCGCCAGTGCTTGGCGTATTCCAGGTTAGATGTGGTGATACAAGAAAAGTATCTGTAGAAGTAAATGCTGTAACAAATGCATTTGTTACTGAAAGCCTATACCAGCCATTAATAATTTCAGCCTGTGTCGTTGCAATAAGTGCAGCACCACCCGCAACCTTTGAACCAGGGCCAGGCACGCCATTAGTAAACACAAAACGCACTGCGATTGATTCTGCTGTCGTTGAATTAAGCATATTCAACGTGATTTCGCCGTTCCCAGCATCTTTAACATAAATTGAGTGCGTTACAGTGTCCGTACCTGTGCTCACAGGGATATTAGTTTGTTGCACACGAGGGAAATTAACATTCCCCAGGCCTGTTATTTTATCGGCAGACCTTGATCCATTTGGTGCCAGTTCTATGTTATCCTCAATAACCACGTCATTAATTGACCATACAGCATTTACAAACTGCTCAGGATAGCTTAGTAAGTTTGGCGCGCAGTATTCGATTATAGATATTGAAGTGATTTGCGCTGTTGTAGCTGCAACGTTATTTACAATCGTGATATGTGTTGTAGTGCTTTTTGCAGTGAATGCAGATTCAAGATCAACCGCATCATTAGGGCCGACATACACATCTGACCCAGATGCAACTGTACCCAGAAATGCCAATGAGTTCCCAGAAATCTTATCAATGGTTAATCTATATGTTCTGCCAATGACCGTTGTAAAACTGCTTTTTGCTCTTGCTGTTCCAGTGGAGTTTATTAAATCAATATAGCCACTTGCATTCCAGGCAATTGAACCACCTGCATCACTTCCATCTGCCCACCCTGAAATATCACTAGTAAAATCTCCGTTTGTTTCTAATCTTGTCACCTGATCCGCATCACACCCAACAACACCAGGCGTATTATCAACAAGCGAAGCTAAAGCCTCATTACCCAATAACTTTACGCCGGTTTTAGCTGTGAATTTTACCGCTGCCATTATGCTACAAGCTCCTCAAACTGCCGTGAGTCTCTATTAATTATTGTTACATCGCGTTTTTCGATTGCTTCTGCTATTCCTGGTATTAACTCATCATCAATAAACTCTCTATTACCTAATACATTTCCCTGAATAATTAGCTGTAGAGATATACTTCCACTACTGTCACGGTTTTCTAATGGTATTGTTGGCACTGTTAACCCAGGAGCTGATGAACCAACCCCTGTTGATGCAGAGCTACTTGATACGCTCGGAATCGAACCGCCTCCTCCAAAGGTCTGACGCTTAATATTTTGAATTTGCACGGCACCGGCTGCACCCTGTGCGATCGCCAGGGGCACATTAAATGGATAAGGGACAGAAGCCATGGTTTTGGTTATCGCCTCAGAGGTATTAATTAAGGCCGAGCTGATAGCCGCCACTTTGCCGATTTTAAACAGCTTTTTACTTTGCGCGCTCATTAACACAGTTAAGTTGCTTGCGATACCCGATATCGCTTGCTGTTTTATCTGCTCAATGTTTTCTTCAGCATCGGCCCGGCGTTTTGAATCCGCCACAATTGCATCATTCTTAGCTATCTCATGGCGGATCGCCTCGGTTGCAACCGCCTGGTCAAATTTAGACTCCGTTAAAAACTTACGTTCACGGAATTCGCGCAACGAGACAATATTATTTTCATGGTACAGCCGCTCTGATTGTTCACGCGATAAAAATGACTTTTGTAATTGTTGCTCTTCTGTTTGAAGGCGCTGTACAAACCGATCTGCTTCCGCATTACCTTGCTTATTGACCTTGTCTAGTTCTGCCAGGCGTTTTTTATTTTCAATCGCTTTGCGCGAGGTTTCAGCATCCGCTTCTGCCTGTGCACGTGCTGCAACCGCGCCTGCTTTGGCTTTTGCTTCCTGCTCTGAGGCTAAATCTATTTGTTTGCGTAACTCACCTGCACGGGTTTGTAATAGCGCTAATTCTTCACGGCGTTTTTCATTAAACGCTTCATTACCAACTATGCCGTTTTCAATTTCATGGTTTAAGGCGCGTAACAATTCACCTTGACGCTCAATATTATTCGCATACTGAGTCTGTATTGAGGGATCGATTTTCTCAGCGACCCGGTCTAATCCCCGCGCCATCCTATTTAAAAATTCGGATGCCACCTGATTGGCACCGGTTGATTTTGAAAAACTCTCCAGTAAATTGGTCCAGGACTCAGACACCAGGTCAACCGAACCTTTTAATCCCTGACCTTCTGCAGCACCGGCGCCGCCCAACTGATTTTCTAAGGTTTCTAAAATAAGGCGTTGAGCATCCGCTTTATCGCCGGCCTCAACCATGGATTTGATCATGTCTTTTTGCGCGTCAGTAAACGACACGCCCGAACGCCGCAAGGCATTTAAACCGGTGACTGGATCTTCCAATGCCTTAGCTAATTGCAAAGCGCTGTTTTTGATATTGGCCCCCATCACTGCCGCCATATCCTGCGACAAGCCAATGGTTCTCTCAAAGGTGTCTTCACTAATGCTTTTAAACGTCAGTAACACGCCCGCCGCTTCCCGTACATCACCCGCGCTGGCCAGGGTATCCCGACCGACCCGCTTCGCCATGTCATCGATTTGATCTGCGGTTAACCCCGAAGCAAAGCCGGTCGCTTTAAGCAGGCCGTTGACTCGCATCATCTGCTGCTCATAATCCGCATAGGCCGACAACGATGCCGTTACGGCAGCGGTCGCTGCTGCCGTGACAATACCCAGAGATACAGTCAGCGGGTTCACTTCACCCAGCAATGAAGCAATTGAAGACAAGCGCCCAGCGGTACCGCCTAAAGGACCTTCAATAACCGCTGTACTTTGTGCTAGTCGCCTGAAACCTTTAGACGCGCCCGCGGTGTTGCTTTCGGTTTTTTTCAGACGCCTATTGAGCGCTTCAATATCTTTGCGCGTTTTGTCTTTTGTCTGAAACTCAAGCTTTACGACATTGTTGTTAGACATTGGTCTATATATTCCATCGCTTCGAGGTAATAGTGAGGCTGATCAACCAGCCCGCCCGTGGTCATTAAATTGCCGTTTTTATAATGTCGATACAACATTAAATAAAACCGAGTTTTCTGAGTAATCATGGGCAACAAACAAATGTTTGTGCGGATCACATCTTTTATTTCAAACTTGGGGAAGGGCGCTGGATTGCGTTCATCACAGTGTTTGTGAGCGCAAGTCGAGCAATCAAAGTTTTTTGCGTTTGCGTTAACTTCAATTGCTATTCTGAGTTTTTTCTTTCTGGCTCCATTAACTCAGAAATTCCATATATCTTTTCTGCGATTTCTCGCAATACTAATGGAGGAACCTGAGCTTTTGTGATTTTATTAAACGATATCGGTTTACCGCTTTCGTCATTAAAGTTATCCCAACCTATCAGACCATGCTCTATGAGTTTTACATAATCAACTTCATAGCCCGACACCGCATCCAAAAACTCAAGACCATTTAATGCTTTTATTTTGAATGTTGTTGGAGATGCAGACTCACAATCTGATCGACAGATATACTCTTCCTCTATTACAGGTTTAATTGCTTGTACCATGATCGATCCTTAAGTAAATATAATGGTTATTTCATCATCACCGGCACTTTCAACAGCACCATATGGTATGTCATACGTTCTTATACCGTCTCGATCACCTGGTGTAATATCACGATAATATATAGCGGGCATTTGTACCTGATACCTATTTCCTGCGGTGCTGCCTATCACGCCTGTATCCATTAACATTTTTGTGCCAGATGTAAAATCACCTATAAAATCATTTTCCGCAACCGAGGTCATTAAAGGATCAATAGTACCGTTAACATCACGATTTGTTATTGATACCTCCCCGTAACCATTGACCGCTGAAATTTGAGCTGGTGTAGTGACCTCTATGCCCATATCAATCGATATCGCATTCACTGCCGCAGAAAACCCACCTACTGTGAAATTAACACCCAGCAACGCGGGTGGTAGTGTCTGATCAAACACAGCAGAAGCTGGAGCTGCCGCATCTGTTGGGTTTGATGAATGCCCTGTAAATGTGAAAGACAGCACACCATAATTACCGGTTTCTAAATTACCGGTAACCGTACCTCGACACCCTGTTAATTTATGCACTAGCCCTTCATGGTAGAAATAAATCGTGCCTGATTCTTGTGTACTCGAGTCTGACACTACGTCATAGGTGACTGATACACCTACTGCAATAGTTTCGGACATTGCGCACATACGCAGTAACACGCCAATTTCAGGCGGTGTACCCGCAACACCTGACCCCTTTAATTCAACGTCAAAAGTAACGGACTTTAATGCACCCGCATAGACTTGTTGTTCTTTGCCAAGCGTTGGCTTTAACACATCGCGCTCTATCATGCGCAAGCCTTCATTAGACCATGACGCTGATTGAACTAGCACAGCATCACTTGCAGGTACTGGCAACGAATCAACACCATAACTCGTTTCAATCTTGGCCAGAATCACTTCACGATTAAGCAGCATTGTTTTTCACCTTTTTTGTATCTTTAGATTTAGTTTCAACCGGCGCGTCTTTTGGTTTTTCAACCACAGTCGAGCCGCCCTTGCGTACCTTAAGCGCTTTCTTTTTCATGCTATGCCCCTGGATTCGTTAACGAATGCCGATATTTAATGTCAAAGTTCATGACTTGGCGCCCCACCTTTTGATCAATCTCCACAGATAACTCGGGATCATCATCGCCGGTCGGTATTGTGTCTAAAACAATACTGGATAGGCCCTGCGTTCTATCCGCCATGAGCGCAATAAAAACCTCCTGGCGAATCTGGTTTAATTCAGTGTCAAATTGCGCGCCGGTTTTTACATGCGCAATCACACGAACATTTAACAGGCGATCAATAAACGCCGTGTTATTGACGCCATCTGATAATTGGTCTGCGCCCTGCTCAAGTGTTAATGCAGGCGTCACGGTGACCGGTTGACCGCGCCCCCGTTCCACATTGGTCCCGGTAGCGGTTAAATTCTGTAGTTGTGCAAACAAGGTTTGCATGATGGTTTCAGCGTGATGCATTATTTACACTGCCTCTAACACGAGAACCGTCATACCATCCCCGCCGTCCTGTATGTTTTGGATTGTGAATTGCGCCGCATTGATTAAGATTGATGTGCCACGACTCACTTGCGGTGTAATTAACTCAAGCTGTGAAGTTACACAGGTAAATAACGGCAAAAACCCAGCTACATCCAATGCCTCGATGTAGTCCTTGCTAAATATTCCAGCAACACTTGCAGCATTAATCGTTGCTGTAGCATTCGACAAATGATCAATCGCATTTACCGCCGTTAGCTCATCAAGTGCGTCGCCTTTTTTGGGCATGAATTTTCCTGTTTAGATTAACAACATAAAAAAACTGTCTATTTATAAAAACAGATCACTTTTTTATATTATCGCTGGACATAAAAAAGCCCCGGACAATGCCGAGGCTTTTTCTATTTTCTTTTAAACCAAATCTACATGGCTGAAAGAATATCCCACAGTTCATCTCGCTGATCTGCAGTCACAACAATACCCAGTTCTTTAAGTGCAGGTACTTCTGGCTTTTTGTCAGTCGTCCAGTGCTTTTCGTTATTGCTATCAAGCTTCTCAACCGCTTTATTAAATGCCACCAGCTGAGTGGCACTTACCGGCTTAGGCTCATTGCTTTCTGCGGTTTTTACAACAGAGCCATCACCAGGTGTAAGCACGCCACTATCAACCAGTTTGTCGAACTCTTTTGCAGCAATGCCGTAAGCTTTCGCCTCATCTTTGTCGATATGAGTAATGTCGGTGTCTTCACCGATATACAGAAATTTGGATTTTTTGTCTTTACTGACACAAAGACTGCCGTTTATTTTATATTGCTTTGCCATAATTGTTTTACTCTTGTTAGTTTTTTGAACTGGCAGAGCGATTGCTCTGCCATTAAACGCAATTATTAAATAGTAGTAACAGCGACAACCGCATCGGGTCGTTTGGGCACTAACAATGGAGCCGATTGAGTCATTACGTATTCAGCTGCCGGATCTTGATTGACCCAGTTTTTAGGGAACAATTCCAGCGCCTGGTAACCCGCTTCTGGATCAAGAATTGCACCAAATGCCTGAACACCTTCAACTGCCGCTGATACACCAACAACCGTGTTAGCTGGAATATATAACTGCTTAACACCCAACTCATCAGTGTAATAACCGGTGTAAACCCAAATACGAAACGAGCCAAGCATGCCCTTATATGACACCCATTTAGCATTATCAGGACCGAGTTCTATGTTGCTCTCAGAGCCACGGCGCGTTTCAAGCAATGCTTTCACCTCTGGAAACAGAATTAAATTTTTCCAGGACTCAGCATCCATAATAAAATCTGTGATCGGAGCCTCTGACTGCGCGTTCCAGCTTTCCATTTGATCCAGTGGCTTTGCATTTGCATCTGTCCAAACATTTAAACCTGCCAGTTGAATCGTGTTACCTGCATCACGTTGAAAATCCACTTCCACTTCTGGATAATCTTCACCTGAAACCGTAACCTTACCCAGGAGCAACGCCTGCGCCGCCATCCATTCAAGGCGACGAAAAATCTTTTTACGCTGCTCACTCAGGTTATGCGCAATAATTGCATTACGTCGATTGACATTAGCCAGGCCTCCACCAATCTGCTCGCCTGCGGCGCGTGTTATCACCTGTTCAGGGTCAATTACATTTTTCGGCTTAAGATAGGCTGGTTTAAATTTTCGCGTACTATAGCCATTGGCTTTGTCCGCCTTACCTGAAACCATTGGTGAAACAAATGCCGCCAGCCCTGTGTCGGGTGCTACCACGTCAATGTCGATAGTTGAGGAACCAAAGGTAATAACCTCAGGAAAAAACATGCTTAATAAAAATGTTTCAAACGGATCAAGCCCGTTAACTACACCGATAAGCGTCTCGGTATCATATGTATTCATAACTTTATTCCTGTATTAATTTAGTGCTTTAATTAACAATCGCTAACCGAAAAACCTTATCGAAGAACGATAGCGGTACCGTCAAACGCAGCGTCTTTTTCTGGATCGGTATCAAAGCTCGCATGCCAGGTCATTTCCGATTTGCGGAAAGCGCCTGCTTTATAAATCACGCAAGCTTTATCTGCTGCCGTTGCATCAACAGCATGAACCATGATCCCGACCGGGGTTTGACTACCATCAATGGCGGCGTTGTTACATTCCGTCAACTTTCCGCTGAGCGCGATACGACCAACCACTGCACCGCGAATCAGGTTTTGCCCCAGAATTAATATGCCAGGCTCATTCGCAATAGCAGGCGTATTGCTCGCAATTAAATTATCGTTAACGTGGACATCCACGATGGATTCTGCAAGTGGGCTCATAAGCCTATCTCCTGTATTAGATTAAATTTTAAAGTTAAATAGTAAAATTAAGACTTACGATCTTTTTCCACGTGCTGAATTAAAATCGCCAAGTATTTTTTGAGCATCTGACATTTCTGTATCACCATGGCCACCTTCAGCAGTCACACCCGTTTTGCCGACCTGTTCCATGGCTGCATCAAGTTTTGATGCGTCCTTTGCTGACACAGGCAGGTCTTCTAATGTAGCGATCACGTCTGCAGCGCTCATATCCGTCCCTGTTGCTAAGCGCACCGCGGCTTTCTCGCGTCCTTTCGCGGCATCACTTTCCATGATGGCAGCAAATCGTTTATTGGCCGCAGCTGTTTGGTCACTACCTGAAACAGCCCTCTTACCTTTATCGGTTTCAACCGTTTCAGTTTCGTTGACGATATCGGCATTGGTGTTCGTGCCGCCCTGATCTTCTGCCGAAGCATTCGGCTTTTCTTCTTTTTCACTCATCGCTTGTTTCTCCAGCGTAGTGGTTGATGTTGAGTACGGGCGACCCGTACCGTATTGAGATTTCATATCTTCAAGCAGCTGGTCACCCGTCGTTACCGCTTCCGCCAGGCCTATATCAACTGCATCTGCACCCAGGTACACTGCAGCTTGCGTATCAATTATTTCCTGCTCAGTTAAATGCGTATTGCGAACCATGGCTGCGGTAAACATGCCGTATAGCTGTTGAACTTCGGCTTGAAACATGGCCAACACTTGCGCGCTTAATGGCGCATCTGGATTACCGTCAACTTTTCGATCGCCTGCATAAATGTAGGTAGGATTTATTCCGGCTTCGGCATTCTGCTGAGAAACATCCACGTGCTTCATAACAACGCCGATTGAACCGATTTGACCGGTTTGAGTGGTATACACTTTTTCAGCGCTTGACCCGATCAAGATCCCTGCAGAACATAAGCAATCAGATGCAAGCGTGTACACGGGCTTAACCCCACGAGCTGAGAAAATCAAATCTGAAAAATCAAATGCACCACTAACACCACCACCCGGTGTATCACCATTTATAAAAATCGCTTTAACCTGCGGGTCATTCATGGCGCGTTTAAATCGACGTGAAAGCGAGGTATAACCAACAACACCTGACATGGCCTGCATAAAACCGGCACGATTCACCATCGTGCCGATCATATTGATAATCGCGACACCACCATCGAGGTAATAACCATTGTCACTTAATACCGCCGTGTCGGATGGCACAAACGCCATCGGCTTTGGCTGGTCTGGCACTTGAATATCAAACCCCTGCCGACTCATCACATAAGCCGACATCGCATCGAGGCGCCCGGCTTCAACGAGATGAGGCCGATTAAATAACTCAGTCGCTATGAGTTCATACATTTTTAAAACTCCAATAAAAAAGACGCTAAAAGCGCCTTTCTGTGTATTTAATTTGTTAGCTGATTACTCTTCAGCAACTGAAACCTCAGGGGTCATATAACCGCGAATATCTTCGCGGGTGAGACCGCGTTGTTCTCGCGCCTGCTTTTCACGCTGGAGCTGATCCATCTGATCTTCCCAATCTTTACCGCGTGATGCACAGGCATCTTCAAATGTCAGTGTGCCCATATCCATTTCCAGCTCATCCGCTTTAGCTTCTTTAAGTGGATCAACTGTACCCTTACCTGGACCAATCCAACGGGCTCGACAATAAGCCGCTTTCGCTTCATAAAAATCGGGGGCACCTGGTGGTAATTCAACTTCACCTTTATCGATTGCCTCTTCAAGCCACAGCGTATAAATCCCTGACGCGAACCGGCCGCCAATTAATTCACGGCGTGAGGTGAAAAACTTCCAGGCTTCTTGTAAACCTGCTCTTGCACCGCTGTAATTTGTTTTTGTGTAGTCCCGTGATAACTGCTCATAGGTTAGATTCCAGCCTGCAGCCAGTTCTTTCAAAAACGACTGCTCAAAATCTGCAAAATTGGGTCCCGGGTGTTGCGGTGTAGTGAAATCAAAACTGTCACCCGGGAACAGTCGCAATACTTTTGAACCGCCAACCTTCACCGCTTTGTCGCCATAAAAAGCAGACGCGCTATTTAACACAGATTTTTGATATTCAGGTAAATCATCCGCGCCCAAAGTTTCAGCAGCGCGCGCATAATCCATGTCGGTACGCATAATTCCAGCATACAAAGAATTAATAATTGCCGACTCTAAACTCGCATCCTTGAACTTACCCAGCTTAAAACTGTTTGCAATAATGGTTGCTAAACCTGTTTTACCACGTGTCTGGCCTGCACGTTCCTGCTCAAAGATATGAATGACTCGTTGCCGACCCCAGGTCGTTTCACGTGGTACCGATACCCACTCGTGGGTTTTCGCACCGGCAAATCGTCCATCACTTTGTAGCGCACTGCGAATATGATAAGTATGCGCAGCACCCATGTTATCCATACTCACACCCGCACGAAGTCGATCTGTATCCATTACATTCTGAGGATTACTTAACCGAGTTGGATCAACCATTTGAATCGCCGTAGAGTAGTTACCGCCGCGACCAGGTAACCATTCACCCAGAGCCAGTATCTCACCGGCTGTTAAATACTGCGTGTAACCTAACAACAACAATCCACCAAACCAGTTACGCCGACCTGCATCAATATAACAATCTGGATCTTCACAATAAGCGCGAAACTTTGCTTCAGTATTTCGTGACCATTCCGCCGCCCACTCTACATCAAGTCCGAGTAAGCGATAGTTTGGTTTCGCAGAAAGTATCAACCCGGATCCAATGATATTATCTTTATGGATCTGAATGCCGCCAGAGGTGAATGAGTTATTCCGCTGCAAATCATAACCACGCGCCACCATGGTTTTCATATCGGGCAGCAACTCAGCATCAGCAGAACGTATCGATGGCGACCAGCTCAACATATCATTATCATATTGACCGGCCCGGTACCCGGAAGCTTCCGCAAACGGGCGACCGCTCACATCAACAATCGGCGAGGCTGGTGTTTGTGCTGACTTCATCTTAATTACCCGTAGAAATTAATAGGGCCTGCGTGCCCTTTATTTGGATCACCACACTCTGACTCAAGCTCTGCAATATATCGACGCAACTTACCCATATCAGCTTGCGCGTATTTATTGGTACGACCTGCAGTGGTTACCTCGACAATCGACTCACCAAGAACCAATGCATGCAACGCATCTTTAGCCGCTACTAATTTTTCTGGACATGTTGCCACGACTAATCCCCGTTAAATAACTGACCAAGGTCAGAAAGACTTTGACTTGTTTTATCTGACTCAGGCTCGCTACCCATCTGCTCTGTAAACAAGTCCACCTGTTTCAAGCTAACCTCTAACTCATCCCACTGCTTAGGGGTTAATAAATGCACTCGCTTTGCACGTGCTGCGTGCAAGGCGTAAACTTCACAATCCCATGCCTCAACAGCTCGACCGGACTTTTGTTGCCATACACGGCGATTTCGAATGCTTCGATGAGGCGCTTTGACCTCGCCTGTAATCTGATCAAAATAATCTGATCGAATCCCGTCATAATAATGCCAACGACCTCGACCCTCTTTGACCTCTAATTGCATCTGTCCTGCAATCCAGTCCTTGGCTTTGTTTGTGCCAACGATATAAACCTTTACGCCAAACCGATCCGCCTTGGTTTGCTTTTTGGGGTTTTTATGGTCAACACTTTTTACCCTTGGCGTGACAAATATCTCCGGGTCCTGCTGACTAGATGAACCCTTACCCGCCATGATCAATACATGCGGATATTTTTTTGTCATCTTTCGCACCCAGGAATAAACCGCATCTGATGTGGTGCCATCTGATGAGTCAATCGTTATGGCCGATAAATACGTAGACCAACCAGAGCTGCTTTTAATGGGTGAGAATAATAATTGCTCTAATGCATCCCACACTTTGTCATTTTTATCGACACAGGTCTCTTCTGCCAGAAGCTCATCCCAATAAATATTCCAGGACTCTTCATTTCGTCCCCAGGCACGTTTTACAACTGCCACACGGTTATGCTGAATATCAACACCCGCAGTAACGAGTAAACCACCATCAGGTACCACATGATGCTCATAATCAAGCGCAGCTTCTCGCAAAATATCTGGCGCTGCCTGATCACCTTTAAACTCATAGGGCTTACCGCGTTTCTGGTTATCAAACTTGATACGCTTGGTTTCGTCACCCAGTGAGGCCTGGTACTCTGCGCTGAGATAATCACGAACCAGCTCAGCCATACCTGCGCCAGGTAAGCAGCTATACACCTCACCCAGCTCCATAAAACCAGCGCGACCATGAAAAGGCTTAGTGGCTACCCAGCCACAATTTTTATCACCATCTTGAATCGCTGAATAAACCGTACTTCGAATATTTTTTTTACGCTGATAGTCGTCCCACTCTGAATCGCAATGCGGGCAAACATAAAGCGCTGTGTCTGGCTGAGCAAAACCATAAACCTCATGGCGCTGCATCTGAATTTCACCGGTATCAGGATCAGTTTTTACATCTTCACCTTTACCGACCCAGTGCACGTGATCAAAATCCAGCACATGTTTTTCGCCACACTCATGACAAGCAATGGGAAGCACTCGCGCATCCGATAAATTAACGCGCTGCTCAGTGCGTGATAAACCTTTTAAGGCTGGCGTCCCTCCCACAATTAACTTAGAACCGGCGTAGCGCTTTAAGCGCTCCTCGATCAAACTCATCGAGTCGCCCTGCTCTTTTACATTCTCCGAGGTATCATCGGGCTCTTCAACAACTGCCACGCCAACCGATGATGTTGACTTCACATTGCCAGGTGAATTTGACCCGACCATCTTCAAAAAGCCATTGATAAACCGCTTAAAATCCCAACGGTTTCCAGACTTACGACTGGTGGAAACGTCAATCAATCCTGTTAATGCTTTATTGACAGGAATCGTGGGTACCAGCTTTTCATCATGAAACGCTTTACCGTCTTTTTCTTTCGCAAACAGCACCATGATAGGACACTGTTTTCCGGTACTAGCCTCCTTAATTCGCTTACAGATATAAGCGATCAAAAAATATGTCCAGCCAATTTGTGCGGCTTTCATGAGGTCGACCTCTTCAACCTCGATATCATCTAACGCAGCTGCGACCCCTAAAAAATACGGGGTATAATCAAAGCTGTATAAACCGTCGATGTCACCACTTTCAGATGGCAAATAAAAACTATTACTAATCCAGTCAGCCGTCGGTTCCGTTTTCGGTGGCGAGAACTTCATCGATGCTCTCAATAAGATCGCGGCCAAGCTCTTGCGCATGATCTTTAATTCTTTCGACTGTAGGCCCAGCAATGTCTTCCACCAATTTATTATCTACACTGATTTTGTAACGACTCTCTATTTCACTAATCAAACGAGATAACCCAGAAATATATTCTCGATTCGCATATCCAGACCATCGCCCAAGTACGTCTTCAGCATCACTAGCATCAATCACGCTTCCAATTTCACGATTGTATTGTAGCGATTTTAATGCCGTATCAACCACTGCCTGATCTGCTCGTGCGCGTGTTAAATTAACCTGGTCATTACCACCACGACCGGCAGACTTTTCACGAAGATCGCGAATATAGGCAAGCCGAATATCGTCCATAGTCAGAACTGTCCAGTCCAGCGCCAGTGCTTTAAGCACATCACGCACTCGACGCTCTGAAATGTCTAAATGATCAGCGATTTCTAACTGTGTAGGCATAACTATCAGAGTTCCAGAACCGGAACCCCCTATAGGATTTTGTATCTGTAAAATAAACGCGACTCGAATTACCCGTGGGCCTGATACCCTCAAGAAGGACCCAAAACATTATTTATATAAGTCGCTTCATCTTGCTGATTCAAGCGCTGAACGTAGACGCTTATGCATGTGCTTATTAAATCTATTCTTAACAACACCGGCCACTATTTTCTGAAAAGGAAAGCGCGCTTTATACTCCACGCTCTTTTCAAATGCAGTGACCAACTTAAGCGCACGACCTCGACGCCCCGACCTTTCCCATACACCACTAATCCCTTTGATCGTAGCAATGAATTGATTCTTCTTTTTAACCAGGCCCTTGCGTCTCCCTGGGATATTACCGAACTTATTTAACCTGGCGTTTACTGGTACACCCGTGCCTTTACCAGACGCTGTACGAGTACCGCCTTCAATCTGATATTTAAGATAGTCATAAGCCCAGGGCAATATGAACACTTCACCAACCAGGTGGCGCTTATTGGATCGTTTAACTCTGAATGAATTGACTGTTGATTTAGTAGGTCTGTCCAGCTTTGCAGAAGCTTGCACTTTCAATGCTTTCTGTGCATCCAATGTTGTATCATTAATTGCCTGACTGGCTGCAAAAGGGATTTGCTTTCGCGCTATGCTATTCATTGACCGAATAACATCATCAATGTTTGATTGAATAGAGATATTCACTTATCAAAACCCCACGCGCAGTAATCGCGCAGCTTAGCTACCAACCTGCATTATTAACGAGCGCATTATAATCTGCGTCCGCCATATCTTGTAACGTGACTGAGTACGGGTGAAAGCCGTCATACGTTGGGCCAATACCTAAATCATGAAGGTTAGCACCTTCAAAGACGTTCGGATTATCAGCAAAGTGTTCGATAACCTGCTTAACCGCAGGACTTCCAACATCTGTCATCCAGGCATTTAAGTTAGGCGCACTAAGCGTAAAAGCAACAATTACTTTATAGCCTTGATTTAAACACCAATTAACATAACAGATATAACCATCTCTAAAATTAGCCAGGGTTTCACCTTGCCCGCCATCACGTTGGCCAATCGATACATAAACCCATTTTTCCCAATGCTTTGAAATAGCATCCAGGCCAGTCTTGACTACATTTGCACGCAGTAAATTATTCGTACCCGCTGCATCAAGTAGACCCGAATCACGATCAAATAGAGCCGGATCACCACACCAGTTATCCGAGGTAGTAATGCCTTTATTTGTTATTGACGTAGAACCAAATGCCGCGTTAACAAAACGCATATGTATATCACGCTCAAGGGCCATTCTTGAACTCAATAAAGGCCAGCGACTACCACCTGAACCATTCGGTGCGATTGGATCACTAACTGGTGGCCCTGCGTATGATCGTTGCAACGCATCAGCACCACCATTCTCAACCTTTCCGAACCCCAATTCCGTTGATTGGGCCGCGCCAATAGCTAACGCGATATTGCGTCTCATGGCAAAACTTTATCCGTTATTGGAAATCGTGGCTGACTGAACGACTGATCTATAATGCTTTGTAGATTACTCGGCAAGCCACCATCGAAAACAAGTGCCTCTACATCATTAAACTGCGCAGCCCAAGGTGCTGTTGATTTGTTCTGCGCTCCAAAGACTAAATCCTGATTTACGAGCGTTGGTGTGTTTGGAGTTTCAGTTAATGCGTCAACCGCATCATAGTGACCGGATATATCGATGCCTGGCCCTGCCGGGGCGGTATCAAGGTATGTGTAAAGCATACGGCTCAATGCGTCAAACGCAAATACACACTGATGCTTACCTCCATCCATCGCCAATATCTTTTCTGCGTTATAGGCGTTAGCAACGCTTAAATATCTGAGCTTTGGATATATATTGCCTAAATTATCCGTTCTGATTGATAGGCCAATATCTGCGATTGCTGATTCACAACTAATAACCGCACCAAATGCCGCTGGGTTCGCAAGCTTTATATCGAACTTCAATACCAAACTTTGGCTTGTGCCATCCCATGTAAACTTGTTAGCAGGAATTGAAACCACATGACCGGCTAAAGTTCCGATTGTAAATGCGCCCGCATTGGCCCAGCAAGCTGCATCAGTAAGGGAATTCAACACACCATGCGCGCCATTACCTGATTCATCAACTACAGCACCTGACCCTATACCCTGGACGCCTCGAAGCCAAAATTTATATTTTGGAGACAAAGTTAAATCTTTTCTCCATCTGGAAGTGACGCCCCGACTCATGATGCGATCTTCCATTCAACAATGAATTTGCTGGTGCTGGTTTCAGCAACCAACGACTTGAAGTCAAGGCGTGTTATTTCTGTTGATTCAGTGAACGTCCAGTCCTTACTAAATCCTAATGGAATCTGAGGCGTATCACCCGTGTTAATCAGTGCCTCGCCTGCGGTTGCGTTGGCTTCATCGATTGCGATAGCAATGGCCACACCTGCGGCGGCGGCTGTGTTTAAATAAGTAACTTCCAGCGCAATAGCACCCGCTGGAATATCCAGGCTTTGCAAAACATTCGTTACATTATCGTATGTCTTAGCATGCCAAGTACCAGGCAAATCATTAGCGCTCATGGTGATTGGATAACCGCTTGCGTCATACCCAGGTACATTCTTGTATCGCAGATTCTCAGCCATTATCGTTTCCTTTACCGCTTAAACGCGGGCTTATAAATATCGTCGTAGATTTTAGTCACACGCTGATCAACGTTATCAACCTTTTGCTCCAGGGCTTTCATTTCGCTTTTCATCACCTGAACCGTTCCCCAGAGCACAATGCCCGCCGTTAGCCCAGAAATGAGTAAAGCCTCAATGATTCGCTGAATATTCATTTTGGTTGTCTGCCCTTTCGCCAGCATAAACGGTAACTGTCTCCAGCTATCTGGTAATCTTGCGTGTTGCTTGTTGTAATGACCACTGCTATTAATTATTGTTTTCACGAATACCAACCAGTTATGTTACACAAACAGAACGGAGCAATTGTGATTGCTCGAATTTAATGACGGCTGCAATAATTGATTTATAACCCTTCATAAATCATCTCCACATTCTTATGAAAAACGATGCAAATAGAAATCTCATCGTCTTTTTCTGTTAATGCCATCAATTCATCAAATGCTACTTTTGAATTCTGAACCGCCCATTCGTTATTAACGATTCCAAGCTCTTTACCAACAGCAATACAACCGACAACATCTCTCATTGTGTTGCCTTTATGAATCTGTATATATGTTCTGTGCGGTACTTTATTGAACTGCCAAACCGTGCCGCGACCTGGTGTCGGTGAATCGTATTTTCTAAGCGAGTAGCACCCCTCAGGAATGCATGAAATATTGGATTTGTTTGCAAGCCAAGGCCGTTCTACCGTGTACCAGGTATGCTCACCCCGGCGTAATACACCGAATGTTCCCATGGGTGTATACGCAAATCGCTCTAAGACAAAAGCCATAACATTCACCCATAAAAAAGGCCCGACTAAAAAGCCGGGCCAATGTATTCACAATAGAGGAAATCAACAATCCATCCAAAACAAGAAAGCCCGACTAAAAATAGTCGGGCTTTCTTTGGGGGTGTTTATGATAGATTAGCTGAGAAGATACATAAACTGTCCGGCAACGTCAAGCGCTTTTCTGCAACTTAGTAAAATTTCTAATTGAAACCAGGTAACTCAATACAAATGTTTCGCCGCATCGCTTCATATCGCAATACATTGTGCGCTTTATATTTAACCGATCCGCCCCCTCCCTTGCACTGTTTTCAAAATAATAGTCTTGCTCAATAACTTTATAGGCAAGTTTCACTTCACGTTTCAAGTGCGTCAATATTTCTTCAATGACTTCAGCCTCTTCATCATCATACTCTTCATCACGCATTGAACCAGGTGAAAAACCCGATTTAATATCCAAATTAGCTTCTTTTGTTGCCCGTAACCACCTACCCCAGGCGTTTAATTTAATACGAACTTCATTAAACTCATCATGCTGCATCTTGATTAGCGCCACGACTTTCCCCTTCATCATATAACCACTCATTGCAATAAATCGGTTTTGGATAATTACCTGGTATAGAGCATACAACCGCATCAAAAGCCAACGCCCGTAAATCTCTCAAAGAGCAGGCCTTGCAACCTTCAGTGCGTTTAATTTCGTACAACTGTTGACGCTCAAGCACATCCTGCGGGTTTTTAGATATTTGATTTATCATTTATCCTGCCTTTTTCTGTAACGAGTAATAGTGATCTTCACAGGCTTTCTCTGCCGCCTTAAGCTTCTGCTTATCAGTGCCTTTTTTAAAATAACCCAGGCATACCCGGTCATTAATCCATTTGCCGAATCTCGATGGCGAATACCAGGCAGCATACACTTTCGCGCAATCAGGACCATAGGAGCAACGCCGATAACACCCAACCTGCTTGTAGTACTGATGAGGCATTAGCACAAAATCTCTTTAAGTTTCTGCCGATACTCTGCCGCATATTCTTTTGTAGAGGCTTTTTCAACAAGCGCCATTCGAGGCCTATGTGCTCTAACCGGCCTGTTTTGCACGCAGATATAAATAAATTCTTGTAGCTCAGGTGGCCATGGGTCTTTTCGCATTACCGTTGCACGCAGACCTAATTTAATATTTTCATAGCTTACGTTCTTTAGCGTATCAAACCAGATCTGAAACGTATCACCATCAATCACGCCTAAATTACGCTGTGCTTTGCCGCCATAAAATTTTGTGAACTGGCCCCATAACCACATCATTGACTTACGGTGCTGATCAATCTTGGCCTTCTGACATGTCGAGCTCGTGTTTTTCTGCGTAGCGCATTGCTGCCTCTTGCTGCTCTCGCAAGAAGCTGCCTGCTGCGCCGTGCTTACCGCCTTCTGACTTAACTTGCCTATTGATTCCATTGGTATCCCCTGAGTCATTTTTTTGAATATACTCACGCACTATCGGGTCCAGATAGGACACGTTAAAAAATTTACCTTGCGTACACTGAACCGCTCGACCCACTGCCATTTGCAAAACGTCGCTAGCCAATCCCAGCTCAATCCATTCACCAATAAGTTTTCGATTATGAAATTTAATCAACCCCTCTTCACCAATATGCGGCTTTAAAAAGTCATGAATTTCAGCAAACCCCATGCAGTTAGTTAGTTTATAGTTAGATGTAAGAGGTGGGTTGCTGTCTTCCCTTAAAGGTGCGTCTTGTTGCGGTTGCCGTTTGCGTCCTGTCTTTTCTCTAACCCCCATCGGCACTACGTTTGAAGGCGATATATTTGGTTGTTGTTCTGGCTCTGTACTGGTTGTTGTTCTGGTTGTTGTTTGTGCCTTGTCTTTTTGAACGGAGTTATCCGACTTCACGAAATTAAGTTTAAAAACATTTGGCCCGATACGCGTTAAGATTCCAATTGACTCCATGCGCTTTATAGCGCTTCGTATTTTTTCACGCGTATACCGTTCCGCTTTTCTTCCATGAATCGCCTCAACAAACAGAAGATCAGTAAAGAATGAATCTGACAGTCGATAGCTAATACCAGCAATTCCTGTTTTATAATCCATAACACGCTTAATGCCAGAATAGATTTTTAACAACTCAGGCCGCTCATTAAAGAGCAGCAACCATTCTTCATCATTTAGGTAAAATGACGACATTTAGCTCTATGCCTTCAGAGACACAACGTTATCCATTGTATTTTCCAGTATATTCATTTTGCTGCGAACGTCGTTTATCTCACGCTTAATTTCCAACCGTTCGACGTGAGATAATTTATTATCTTTCAGCGCTTTAACCACTGCTGACATCACGTCACCACTTTCACTAGCTACCATGAGCGCAGCCTGCATAACCGAGTTAGCAGTATCGCTATTTTTTGATACAAAACGACCACCAAACATACCGCAAAGAATCTCTAGCGGCTCCGTGTTTCCAGTAATATCCATTATTCGTATAAATTCATCCACCCTTGGAAAATGTGTTTCATCAGCCGGATCCAAACGACTAAGTAGCGTTTTTTCTTTTGTCGCCAGCTTACGGGCAACACCAGATATACCCGGTTCCGTGTTTTTAACTGATTGATGCAAGCTATGAAAAAACTGATCCATTGCCGAATCCTCGTTATATTTCCGCAGACAAATAATATTGCCCGCATTAGTATTTAGTTATGCACTATGAAAACAATTATCAAGCCGCTTCCGGCTCACTCCAAATATCAGGGCGTATTGATGCTTTTCTCATTACAGCGTGCGGAGTGTGCTTTGAAGATGAGTTTTCTAACTTAATGGCCAGCTTTGGACTAGCCGATCGAACACCAGAAGAAAGCTGTTTAATGTATTCAGGCGTTGTCCCAGCTTCCTTAATTGCAAGCTCTCGTGCGCACATCTGTTTTTTAGTAGCTTTTAGCCATTCTTTTACGTTCATGACAAAAAGACTAGCACCATGCATACTTTTACGCAAGAAAATAATCTAGCTAGATTCATGTTCCATGTTAAGCAATCTCCTGATGTAATTGGAAAAATGGACATCAAACAAATCAGACAAGACAACTTAAAAATCCTAATTAAAGAGTTCAAAACCGCGGTATTACTGGCTGAAGCGACAGATACCAACCCAAAATACATCAGCCAAGTATTGAATATGCACAAAACACCAGGCGGCAAGAAACGTGGCATGGGTGATGACCTAGCAAGACGCATGGAAAAAAAGGCTAATAAGCCATATGGCTGGATGGACATACAACATGACAGGGAAAAATCCAATGACGAAACAGACTTAACTATTAAAACAGCCTTAATCGACGCTGTAACCTATATCAACGACCACTTAGAATCAGAGTTTACGCACCTATCAACACAACAGAAAGCAGAAGCAACTTATCGCCTATTCACACTATTTCAAGACGAAGCAGCTAAAAAGCTCGACTCATCAACGATAAAAAACCTGATAATAAATAGCTAAGCCACAAAAAAGCTAAGAAAAAAAAGGCGCACTGGAAACATGTGCGCCTTTTTTTTGCGATCTAGTTCACATAAAAACCCCAATACAGGACAAATCCAGCCTGATAGTCCAGCTTGACACTAAACACAACTTGACAAAAGTATGCAATTTGATTACCTTTATTTTACCCCGCCCGAGTACTGCAGCCGGGCTGCACTTCCAGAGCCTGTTTATCCGCGTTAAGCGGCCCTAATCAGAATCGCCCAGGATAAACGGGGGAAATAATGAGCAAGAGCGTCACGGCAATGCAAGCAGCATTGTCTGTATGGTCAAACAAACTGTTTAGCCGTGGCGCTCGCTCACCATTGAATAAAAGGCATATCGAAACCATGGATGCTAAAACTAAAAAAACATTGAAAAGCCTAGAGCGACGGCTAGATAAACTCGCTTTAGCTCAATTGCGAGAAACAGCCGCTGCTTTGCAAAATCAAGTTGAACAACTTGAAAGTGAATTATCAAGTGCACAGGAGAGCGCTGATTTCTGGCATGAGCAGGCAACTGAAATGCAGCTTGCGATGTACGATGAAAATTACTCCACGCATCGCTGTATCGGTATAAATAAAGCAGGCGAAATGATGGTTGTAACTTCTAATGAACAACCGAACTAATGAAACGGAATAAACCGAAAACGGAACGACCAATAAGCGCAATTTTGTTTTGCTCATTTTTAATCAGTGCATACAGCCTTGACGCAAGCGCCTGCCCTGATATTGAAACCGTCACGATTGTTATTAACTGCAGTATTTGCTGAGGATAAGTCAAATGTCAGACAGCGATGTAATTTGGATTAATGACCTACCGTCAAGAAAAGTCGCGGCGCGAGAAATGATTACACGGCGTCTGAAGAAAAAAAACTATTCAGATTCAGAAATTGAATTCACTATTGACGCGGCCTGTTTCTACCTCGACCAGGGCGACTCACTCTATCGCGCAATTCACACCGCTATTCATATCAACCTGGACGACCTAACCACTGGACCATACTGCGCATGAACACCAGAGGCGAAGAATACGATATGAAAAGAACTGCCGAGCTTGTGAATATCGGCAAGTTAAAACTTTTCAAAATATTACGCGAAAGCAAAGTGCTTAATTCTGAAAATTTACCCTACATTAAGTATCGACAATTAGGCTATTTTCGCATTCATACATCACGCTATGTTCATGAAGTCCGTGGCGAAATGGCTCGCTCGAAAACAGTCGTCACTCCATTAGGCATAGAGTTTATCAACAAATTATTAAATGACTACCTAACTAAGGGTAAAGATCAGAAAACAGAACCCGCGAAACTGACCGGCTGATCCAGTCAAATTTAACAGGCAAAGACTATGGATAAACAACTAATTAATTTTCTTGAAGAGTTAAACAAAACCTGGCTAACAGTCGTTTTTCAAACAGAGGTATTGACCTGCATACGGTTAAGCGAAGAACCTAATGAGGTTGCCGCGGCTAAATGCTCCAAAACTATTAGTGAGGCGCGCACAAAAATTAATCAAATCACTGAACGTTTAAATAATGAGTTTCATTACCAGCCAGAACATCAAGCTGCACCGTTTCCAGAATCATTAAGGCTACAGGCGGATTAATATGAAACAGAAAAAAGGACAACTAAAATACGCAGTTTTAACGCGCTTAGAACAACTTGGTGGCTGGCACGATATTGAATCCGTTCGTTGCGCTTTAAATGCAAACCGAACCAGCGTTCAAAGCGTTATGCAGAGAGCGCTTCAAAATCAAATAGTTGAACGCAGTAAATTAGGAACAAATCGATATTATTATCGCAGTAAAACAAGCACAAAAACGGCGATCAATGCTGGTTATCAATTACCAGAACCCATGCCGATTATACCGACTGCAATCGACCAATGGCTCTATTCTGAAATTCCACCCGTTAAATCCCTGCTTTAAATAAGCGGATGATCTAGTTATGAAATGGATTAGACTCAAAAAATACTGCGAAATGTCAGGTGATACCCAGGACGCTGTAAAGATGCGCCGCAAAAAAGGTATATGGGCAGATGGAAAGCATAGTAAACTTGGCCCAGATAGGAAAATTTGGGTAAATATCGTCGAGGTTGACAAATGGGTGGAAAATTACCGCGAGGCATAAGTACAAAGAAACACCGATCAGGGAAAGAAACCCTTTATCTTTCATTTACCTATCGCGGCGTACCATGCCGTGAGTCTATCGGCCTTGAGCGCACAGACAAAAATATCAAGTACTGCACTGGACTACTCGCAGAAATTGACAACCGAATTAAACGCCAAAGCTTTAGTTTCTCAGAATTTTTCCCAGACTCTAAAACCCGCGCCGCCAAACTGTTTGGCCGCATCCGGTTAAATATTAGCGTGGCGCAATTAATGGATGAGGCAAAATGGGAAGACCTTACACCGGAACTGACCACCGCCAGTACCTATAAAAAGGACTCTAAGTGGTCCAGGGAGTATCTAGGCCATATTCCGGTTACTGAGCTTACCGTGAAGGATATCCGTGACTGGATAAAAACACTATCGCACTTAAAGCGTAAAACAATCTCTAACCGATTAACCCCCTTGCGCGTGATACTTGCCATGGCTGTTGATGATGAAATTATTCAAATCAACCCCTGTGACGCAGTGAGCCTTGGTAAACAATCCAAGGGATTAATTGCGCGTGAACAACGTGAATCTGATGAGGTCATTGACCCTTTCGACTTTGATGAGATTGACGCCATTTTAAATGCCGCCGCCGAGTATCACGAAAAAGCTCAGAATTATTTTCAGGCGGCTTTTTTTACCGGGCTTCGCCATTCCGAACTCAAAGGCCTGCAGTGGTCAGATATCGATTTTATAAATGGCACCGTCGAGGTGAACCGCGCCGAAGTCTCACTAGGCGGCAAGACCTTTAAAAAGACGACAAAAACACTGGCAGGACGCCGCACCGTTGAACTGGTCCCCAAAGCCATCCAGGCTTTAAAACGTCAACAGAAATTAACACGCTTCTCAAAAGGCTATGTATTCACCAGGTTTGATGATTCAGATTTACCCCTGACCCACAACGATCATTACTGGAAACCCTGGAACACTATTTTACAAACCGCTGACATCCGATACCGGGCCCCAAAACAAACCAGGCACACATTCGCATCTAATTTATTAACCTTAGGCGAAACACCCGCATTGATTGCCGACCAGTTAGGTCACGTTGATGTGAGCATGGTTTACCGTGTGTACGGCAAATATATAAAGCAGAAGAAAGGCTCAGCATTTACCACAAGCTTTGGACAATGAAACGTGCGCAAAACGTCTGCAAGTATTTTTAAATAAGATAAGTGATTGAATATAAAGAAGAATATTATAAAAAGGTAAAGGTTCAAGTCCTCTTCTCGGCACCATTTAAATTTCTTTTAAATGGCCCTACACAGCAACCTTAAACACTACTATACAAGCATATCACTCCATTAACTTGCATTGCTTTCGGGGTCTAGTAGGGTCTGGAAAAGGTCTATAAAACGTCTGCAATTCGTCTGCAAAACGTGCGCGTTTCGTCTGCAAGAATTAAGATAATTACCGACATACAAAAACTAAGACCCACCCGAAATCTCTTCTCCGATCCTCTCTAAAAACCCATCGTTTACCGCATCCTGCAACCCATCAAATTTCATACCGCGAACAACATCAACCAAGACCACACCACTTCCAAGTTCACTTTTTTGCTGCAGATAATCAATCATCAGCTCACCATAGAAACGACCAATCGCATGATCCTCTAAAGAACTGCCAGTAATTTTTGGCAACCAGTAATTTAATAGCTGCTCATCACCGACCATCAATATTTTAAAAAAAGGTAAATCACCTGGTTTATGACTGACCTCACCATCAACCTGCTGAGATGACAAATCTGTTTTTTCAATCATTCTTACTCCCTCAAATCCATTGGGCAACCACAGCCCTAACTTTATTCTATTTTTCGGGTCCCTCGTGCTTTCAGGGAGAAAGCAGATCAACTCAGGGAGAGTCGATACCAATTATGAACAACTGGCCGCCTGGAAACTCCATATTAAAACATTCTCTCTTTGTTCTCAATACCGCTTTATTTTTTGACAGAGAAAAAAACAACAAAATCCAAATTTGCAATAATTGATAATAATTGCCTTAATTCGTCATTAGCAGTAATACGAACGTACAACTATAACTGATTGTTTTTTATACAGCATTACCACTTATAGGAATTAGTCCTATTAGGGAAATATTCCCGATTATTTATAAATAAACATATTAGATTTTTACGCAATACTGGGACGTATTGCGTATGTATAAGGAATATTCGTAGTTTTTTAAATGTTTTCTGTTTTCGGGACAGTGCTTATCTGCGCATTAAGCTGCGGATCATGGGAATCAGAATCAACTAGAATCACTTCTATTTCTTCGCCTTTCCAATAGGCTTGCAAGCCGTCCTTTACAGCCTGGGCGTACTTACGTGGATCACCAGTAACTGTTCTCTGGTCAATTATGTGCTTAATCATTTAAACCTCCATGTTATAAATATATTAAATACCCCGTGCTCCCTCACCAAAAAAAAGGAAAACCAGTGAAATTACAATTATCAACAATATCAGCAGTGACTGTATAACATCCTCTGCCAACGATATTTCGTTTAATTGCTTTCTGGGATACTCTTTTGTACTCAGCATTGTCCCAAACTTGGACAACAGCATGACAAAAAAGATCAATGTTATTAACCCTATGTATGCAGTCATTGGTGATTTCCTCGTTTTAATCGGTTGTTAAACATGCTCACACATTACATCCCTTTAGATTAAAAGAACTTCTTTAATGTAGCTGGCAGCGATTCATACATCGACCTTTTCAGCCTCTTAATAGCCAGGCCAAGCTCGACCAGGCTCTCACCCATCGAGCCTTTTAACTCATTCCTTATTTGCTCATCACTAATGCCATCAGGCAATTCGTAGTATTTTCTGACTGCATTAATCGTTAATTGCTTCATAAGTACTTTCCGTGGTTAACCATCTAAATGCTTATCACGCGCCAAACCATCAACAAAAAATTGCAAGGCTTTGACCACTTGATCTCTGGTAGCGCCTTTATCAAGGCGAACTGCGTGATGCCTGTCATTATCAAAATCAACAATAAACTCAAAAAACTTTTCACTTTCTACCCTAGTACTCATTCGAGCTTTTTCTAGTTTTTTTATACCCACAACTTTTCTCCGTTAATTTTTATCGATTAACTCAACTGCTTTAAATCTCACATAAGTTATATTACCATCGATCTTTATAACATCACCTCGATTCATTCCACTATTATCAGCCCAATCAATATCAATGATCATAGGTTGAAGCCCAATACTTTCACGTATGGCATCAACAATAATCTGATCAAGCTCATCAAAACCAGTTACACCAGGTATTGTGATTTCCATTAATAGTTTCCGTTTTTAACTCGATTTTCAATAGCCAGCCAGGTTGGCTCATACTCAGGCCAATCTTTCTCGACCACAACACAATCAACACATGCGCTCGCACCAGTATCAATGTCTGGTTGCTTTGCTAACGATATAGCCATAATTATGTTTTCAAGCTTTTGTTTTGCCTCATCACTAAGATACTTATCAACATCTTTTCGTTTTAAAACGATATATCTGTTTTCTCGCACAAAATCACTCATGGTCAGTTCCCGTTATTTAAAACCCATTTTTTCAGATACCGCATCGACTAACTTTTCTTTATCTCGATCAATGAAGTTACAGCCCATAGCTGCATCAATCTCATTATCAAGATCCTCACCATTCAAAACTAAATTATCCGGTGTTTTACCTGCGAACAGACCGCCGCTGTAAACCGCATTAATATCAGCATTACGCAAATACTGATAACGTGCTGCATCTTTTTTAAATCTCTCATTTTCAGCCAGCATTTCAACCATTAACGAATCAAACTGCTCTGCGTTTTCTGTAAATTTCTGTCTCAGATTTGACATATCATTTTCCGTTAAGTTATAGACCTTTAAAATCAAGATCTTCTTGCTGCTTAAGTTTTAACAAATTCTCTTTGTCATAGTCACAAAAATCTGAACAATCCGCATCATCTAACCCCATATCCCTGCAGACATCAGCAGCCACTTTACACTGGTCATGAGTTGCCACCACCAACCCTATTGCAACTAAAGCGCCACGATCAAAATCATCAAGCTGTTTTTCTGGCATAATTGCTTTCCGTGTGTTTTTAATAACATAACCGGCGCTTACATCGCCGGCAATGACGAATATAAGGATTAGTTTCTATAACCCCGCACATACAAATAATAACCATAATCACTTTCCGTTAATTAATTTTTTCTAATACGTAACCAGGGACATATACCCTTTTTGGCCCGAAACCTTCAGCAATAAATTCAGACTCAGGCCATTCTGCAATATTCACACCTGGACTTGTACAGTACTCAGTGAAGACAACGCCGTCTTTGACATCAACTACACGATAAAGCTCTAAATCAGCTCGACTGGTCGTATAGTAATCACCAGCTTTAGGTTTCCATTCAAGCTCTTCGTAAAACCTTGCCGCTAATGCATGCAGTTTTTGCTGTTCTGTTAGTTTTTCATATTGCATAATCACTTTCCGCGTATGTTTTCTATATTAGAAATAACAACCGTTTTTAAATTATCCTGCACATTTACAGACAGCACCGGATAACTCTTATCTTTAATTAAAATACCATGGCCCTTGCAGATTAAATGCAGGAAATCTTTCCCTCTGTATACCTCGTTACCACTCTGCAGCACTACCAGATCCAGATCATGCATAATCATTTTCCATTAAGTTGTTTCACTAACTGTTTTTTCAGATTTACTCCAAGCTGCCTCAATAATTACGAAGTGAATCAAGTAGAATAGGCCTGTGACCCAAGCACCGAACCAGACAAATACGGCAGTCACAGATAGATCATATAATGCACTAGCCCAGGACGGCACAGATCGTTTTTCTTTTGCCATTTTATCAATGACCTCATCCGAAAACATGAATAACGATAATACTATCGAGGACCATGCAATAAAATATGCAATGTTTTTTGCGCCATCAATACCATCTATAAATCCCAAATATATCGCTATTGCAAATACGATATTTAGCAACCACCATTTAATCTTTTTATTCATTTATGTTTTCCGTTATACGTTCAACGCATCAAAAGCAGCTTTCCAGACAACAGGCTGCAGTTCTCTATATCCACTATCTTTGCCAAATTCATCCTTGTGCTTTTTCAAGCCCACTAAACCTGCCAGTGCATTTCTATAACGGTCATTTTCTTCGAGCATTTCAACCATTAATGAATCAAACTGCTCAGCGTTTTCAGTAAACTTTTCTCTTAATCCACTTATTTGTTTTCCATGTTAATTAATCTGACTGGTGACAAACCCAACATACGGAAAGTCACCAGCTCTAAATTTCGTCAGTTTCCATCGATAATGTTCAGCACAGCTTTTAAGATGATCATAATTAAATACATCAATCTCAACCGACGCACCTTTATGCATCACCTGAACATCACGAAGCTCTTCAACAGTCTTGACCAAGCCATTTTCTACAACTCTAAAATCGCCGTGCCGTTCATGAATCACCGAAAACTTAAAACCTTCCTGCAACTCATCAGCCAAAATATATGTTCTAGATCCCATAGTCAGTTTCCGTCGTTATCAATCTGTTGTTTCAAAATGTCGCTGCAACTGATTTTTTTCAATATATGAAGTCCAGTCACAACCGCTGCCAGGCTGATGATTTGCTGTCAAGTGACCAATCATCACAGATATATTCAATGACTCTATAACGCTCAGATCATCTTTTGGATTTAAGGCATACCTCTTACCATCATGATTGAGAAAGATAATCTGGCCTACCTGCATCGGCGAAAACACTATCTGACCAGCCTGAGCGCTTTCAGCATTAATTGTGGTTGCAGAAATATTTTTATTTGTCATTTATGCTTTCCGTTAAATTCTGCCTGTAAACCAGGTATTAAAATATCTTTAACCATATCATCAGTCACCGCGCCAGAAATATTGATAATGATAGTTTCATCTTTATCAGGACAACACACAGGACACGGAACAATCGGACCATTATTATCCATTTCGATCTGCCTAGTATTATCGCAATAACTACAATCCATAATCACTTTCCGTTATTTTTACTGTGTTCGAGTGTCGAAGTACTCAACTACATTATCGTCATACCACTGTTGAGCTGTTTTTTTATCGGGATTATCCGGAAGGTGTCCAGGTCCTTCTAAACCGTTTTCTATCCAATCCATTGCGTTATCAGTCTTACCAGCAGCATGCGCTATGTATGCAGACTGATTAGCAACAACCATGTTATGTATTATCTGATTACCAAATAACAACTGACCTTTAAGCTTTTCAATAGCATCTGCAGCATCTTTGAATAAGCTATCGCTCTCACCAGTCAGGTTACTACTGGTCTTTTGTGATTGCCTTAATCTATGTATTAATTCATCCATCATGTTTTCCATAGTTAATTTTAAACAGGCCTAATCGCCTCCCCCCAATACAACTGGCTATATATCAGAGCAAACGACATATCAAACTCATCACCTTCACCTATAACCATTTGAATCAAGCCAGTATCATCAACTGAAAGCTCAATATACTGCTTACTACCGACAACCTGTCCGTCCTCAACCTGAAAATCCTTCTTTGGCTCGATACCTATTGTCGCTGAATACTGATCGTCATCGTCAACAAGAACCTCACTAAACTCTATATTGAAATATTTTTCATGCCCAGACATAACGTCTTTAACATACTTAACAAGCGCTTCTTCTGTGTGATAACCCATAATTATTTTCCGCGTTTATTATCTTTGAATTTCAACAACCATTTTTGCCGCCTTAACCTCATCGACGTTAAACGACCACACATCTTCCTTATAGTCATTAGGGTCAAGCACTTCAATACCGCCCTGCTCATATGATTGCACAGGACCATCCGGCAATGCCGCAATAAGGTTCTCCAATATCTCCTTATCTTCATCTGTCTCAGCGAGAAACTGACACCCCCACCATGCTGTTGCTAATTTCATAATCATTTTCCGTCAGTTTTAGCAGGCATTCTGCCACATATAAATTGAGCCGCCTCCGCTTGTATTGCGCACTCAGATGCAGACTTGTACGCACCTAGCTCAAGAAAATTTTTTGCGGTTCCAGCCATTCTATGTTCGAAGTTTTCCATCTCTAACCTGTACGCCTCCCAGCGCTCAAGCCGATCTGTATCGACCATATCCTTTATCGCTAATTCAATTTCTTTTAATTTCTCAGACAGCCACGAACCCTCATCCATGCTATTACCATTATCCGCAGCCTCTTCAGCTATCTCAGAAATTAAATCCATACAGTGCTTAATGGTCATTTATGCTTTCCGTTGTTTTCAGGCCGCTTTCGCTACCTGGTTAGTTTTCATATTCGCCTCAACTAGTGCCTGAGCGATTGGTGGACACACCGCATTACCACATCGAGCAACCTGACTGGCTTTTGATAATTTCTTACCGCTACTATCGTGACTAATCACATAATCCTCAGGAAAACCCTGAGCAGCAAACAACTCATGCGGCTCCAGCATTCGCATTCCAATATCAATCACTTCATACCCTACACCCTGAACCGTAACTAAGGCAAAGCGATCTTTCGTGGTGATAGTGTGTAGCGGCTCTTCACAACTTAAACCGATGTTAGGGCCGTAATACTTCATCATAAACGCCCTAACCTCACCCTCATTCATAACATGATCATCCATATCGCATTGCTTTTTAAAATAAGGCTTTATCAATAAATGCTCCGCCTTACTGGTCACCGTTGTTAATGGCTGGTTAATACTCCAAGACAATCTATCGCCACCGAAACCCGTTTGACCGATACGAACAATAAACGGCGACGCACTGCCCAGGACAAACTTTTCGACACCTTTAGCAATTCGTTTCATAGTGTTTTCTGCTAATGGTTTTTTACGATTAAAAATCGATCTAACTGGCACCTGCCAATCAATAATATCTGCAGCTGTTCTGTATGGCTCCAAACCACTACCCGCCGGGCCGTGTGTTTTCTGTGGCCACTGTATAGGCTCATTATCATTTCTAGCCATAAGGAAAAAGCGTTTACGTGTTGTAGGTGCGCCATAGTCACAGGCAGACAGCACTTTATAATCAACCTGATAGCCAAGACCTTTAAACAGTTTTAGTTTTGCACTGATATCAAACTCAATATCCAGCACCTGACACATTTCTTTCCAAGTCGGATGGCGAGGCGTGATACCAGTTGTTAACGCCTTAATAAAACCATCGTACGTTTCACCCTTTCGCTTTTTGCAAGGCATGTATTTGCCGGGAGGCTCCTCAACTACTGGACCCCACGTTAAAAACTCCTCAACGTTCTCCAGCGCAAATACCCTCACTGGTACAAGCATTGCCCAACGAACGGCCACCCAGGCTAAGCCACGAATATTTTTATCTACCGGTGTACAACCGCGCGCCTTTGTAAAGTGCTTACAATCAGGTGAAAACCAGGCAAAGCCGACAGGCAACCCCATACACGCAACAATAGGATTTACATTCCAAACCGACTCGCAGTAGTGTTTTGCTTCTGGGTGATTCACCTTATGCATATCAATAGCAACTGGGTCATGATTAATCGCTATATCTACGTGACGATTTAAACCTAATTCTATGCCAGTGCTTGCACCGCCACCGCCCGCAAAATTATCCACAACTAACTCACCTGGTCTAAGCATCCCGGAACCCTTTTATCTTTTTCAGTTTTTCAGGCTGCTTTCGCAACCACCTTCACAGGAATACCAGTTATTTCTTCAAGCGTTCTTGGCGACTCACCTTTCCTTGGCATCATCATTGTATGATCAACCTCTTGCTCTAACGCTACATACTCAGCATACAATTCTGGGTTTATACGCGCCGCAGTATTTAAATCAGCTTTATTACTCATTATGCAAAAACAGCATGATAATCTGGACATTCCAGCCTCATACGCCCAGTGCGGATCTTCGCCAGCGTCTTTTATAGTAGAAAACACCTTATCAACTAACCAGCTATGAATTGGTAACCAGTCATACCACTCTCGACCTGCTTTTGAATTACGCTCATTAAATTTAAATACCTGCTGTTTAGCTCGACTGGTTGACTCTTCAGCCCTTAGCCCCATACAGTTCACAACTAAACCTGATAATTTATTTTCCTTGATGTAGTGCCGTATGGTTTTTTCAATAGGACCACGCTTAAGATCACTAGTGCATTGACGATATGAAGGACTAGGAAACATCTGGCGATGACGAACCATTTCAAAGAATGTTTTTTTAGCCTGACACTGCCTTAATTCGTAGCCCTTGGTAGTTTCCTGAACATGCTCCCAGGTCCCCTCCCACTCAACACCTGGAAGATGCGCATGCACAACCATAATTTGATTTTTCGGAACCAATTGACGGATCTTAATCATCATCGCCTGAGAATCCTTTCCACCTGAGTGATTTACAACAAATAAAGCATTTCTTGCTATTAATTCGTCAATTGTAGGCATTATAGATTTTTCCTTAGATGTGTTTACCGTGTAAACAATATAGCAATTAATGTTTACCGTGTAAACAGATAATTCAATTTAATTTCGATCGTTTACCGTGTAAACATTATTTTATCGCTTGCTGTTTACCGTGTAAACAATAGATGCTATATTTTGTTTACACGGTAATAAATGATAGGATTCGGCTTTTGAATACAGAGCAAATAGAGTTGGCGCAGACAAGCAAACAACGCAAGGACGCCATCGCAAAGGCCCGTAAGGCCCACCACAAAGCCCAGACGCTAGATAAAAAGCGTCTGGATGCCTATGTGGAAGAAGGCACCAAAGAGGGCCTTAAACGCATCAAGGCCGAATTCGAGGATGTAAAAAACGAAGGCCAAGCCGTGGATAAAGCCGTGCAAATCGCCCTCGAAACCCTCGAAGAAAAAGACTAAAAAAAGTGTAAATAAGTGTTGACTGCCGCCCCATTGGGGCGTATATTAATACTCAACGGCAAGGCATCCCGCCCAGCCATAACAACCGGAGAAATCCATGTTTTCACTTCAAGAAACCCTAATCATCAACCAAGCAAAAAGCATCATTGCTGATAAGCTTATCAGTGGCAATGCCTTCACATCACCTGACGCAGTAAAAGATTTCTGTCTGTTAGAAATCGGTCACCTTGAGCACGAAGTTTTCGCAGTCATGTTTTTAAACCAGCGCCATCAAATGATCGCCTTTACAGAAATGTTTCGTGGCACCATCGATGGCGCAAGTGTTTACCCTCGCGAAGTGGCAAAGGCCGCGCTTGCTCAAAACGCCGCAGCGGTGATTTTTTCACACAACCACCCAAGTGGTGTAACTGAGCCATCCATGGCTGATGAGCGCATTACACGTCGCCTGATTGATGCATTAGGGCTGTTTGATATCCGCGTACTGGATCACATTGTGGTTGGCAAAAACGCTGCCACCTCCTTTGCGGAACGCGGGCTGCTGTAGCAGCCCCACCCCGTGGGTGAGCCGGTTAACGGTTCACCCACTTAACTGGATTAACAGGAGATAGCACCATGTCAGAAAATGCCGCCAGCTATAACGCGGGTTCATTGCCTGAAACCCTCGACGCCTTTAAAAATAGAGATTGCGCCAGACTGTACACTGACGAACACTACAGGCCGCCTGAGCCTGAAGAAGTCAACCAGCTAATTACACTTAGCGGGTGGTCGCAAAATGATGCCGCCAAGCTCGTGGGCGTTAAATGGGACACCAAAAAAGGCTCATCCACAATTCGCAAATGGAAAAGCAACAAGGCGAAAAAAGACTATCGGGAGATCCCTTATAGTGCCTGGCGTTTAATGCTGATCTATGCCGGCGTGGTCGGTACCGAAAACAACCTGGTGTAACCTGGTACCTGGTTTCTTTTCATGAAAAGGTCACAATAAATATCAATAACTTACGTGTTTTTTGAGCATCTATTCTTTTCCGTGGATTTATTTACCGTTAAAATGCCTGGCGATTTCAACAAGCGACATATCAGATTCAGGCTCACACATCGATGTATCACCTGGGTTCAGCTTTAGATAGCTGATCAGGTGAGGCCGAATCGCGGCCTCAACGGTCAAACCCCGCAGCATAGTGATGCGGGGCTGACAATCAGCGAAATACACATGCAGCTCATCATCATTGAGCAGATACTGCACCGTGTACGCTTTACCGTTATGCGCTATTATGATTTCATCATTCACTTAAATTATTCCGTTGCTTTAGCTATGTCACCGTATTCGTTTTCTAACACTATGTTGTGACCTTTATGCATAGCTAAAAATTCAATTGGGTCCACATCATAATGAGCAGTGCCCATGACATGTATATCCAACATAGAACACTTATCCCTGGCATCACTTAACACACTACCAAGGGAGTAAACCTGGCGTAGTGTAGCCTCACCATGATTCAAATAGTGTTCACTGCTTACACCGCAATCCTCGCACTTATAACCCCAATGTGTTGACATAATTCTTTCCGATTTACTCTACAGGCGAATGTATAACAGCGTCTAGTTTCATTTTCTGCAAAATGATAGCCGGGGTGAGCAACATCGCATTTACGGGATTACCAGATCTAGCCTCTATCAATAATCCGGTTAACTTCGTTGTTTCCTGAATAACTGTAAGCGTTTTTTGCTTTGCTTTTTTATCTAGTTCCATAATTCCTTCCGTTTTAAACCTGGTTAATCTCTAAATGAGCATCACCAGGCGACTTAATGCTTGGCGAACATGGCGCTGCGATAATTGTATTTAACTGAGCCATAGACATCATAGCACCAACAACATCACCCGCTTCAGTCTGAGCTTTCATTGTCACCTTCAACTTATCAACCTGGGCCTGCTTTGCTAGCTTAAGTATTGTTTCAGTATCCATAATTTTTTCCGTTATTTATACTTAATCAGCTAGTACACAACTTAAGACCCACTATTTGATAATGGAAACGTACTTATTTCTGGAAACCCTTCAGACAATTCAACAACCCAATCCCCATACTCATCAGTTAATATATATGTAATATCACCAAATAATGATGGATCAAAATGAGGTGGTTTAACTCCTGTTTCAGACTCTCGCCCAATCGAATACACATATCTATTTACAATATAACTTACAACATCAGCCAGCTCTAAATACAAACTTTCTGTGGGGGTAACAAACACCGGGCTCTTAACTGGTAATCCTCTTGTAAGGTATGCCCATAAAAGCGTCAACCGAAAGCCCTTAAATAAATTCTTCGCCCATCCGTCATCTCCTGTTCTTTCAAAGTAAAACTTAGGAGACAATCCACTATTTGAAAACTCTCTAATTATTTGCATTAATGCAGAATTATATATACCACTCTGACATTCTTTTTTTACCTTATCTTTCAGATTTACTCCACTTTTTACTCCAACAGCAGTATAAATCTTTATTTTTCCATCTAAATTATATTCACGTATTAATTTTAGTAGTTCTTTTAACTTGTTTATAATAAATTCACTTTTATTATGCTTCAAATATTCGATTGAATTCCTTTTATCTTTATGGAGAATCTCCATCATATGAAGCACCCAGTTTTTAGGATCAATGGATGGAGCCAGGGAATTTTTAATACTATGAAATCGTCTTTCAAACTCATTTTTATCTTTTTCATCACCTAAAAATGACACAAATGAATATGTAAATATAGTATTCCCACAAACGACGCTCGATGCTTCATCACCATAAACGTCAACTTCACCTTGATAACCGGAAGAAGGAATTCCAAAAGAAATCTTATCGCCGCACTCTTCACACTCTATTTCACAACTAGAATATCGTAACAAACCTCTTTCTTCACAATAGAATACTGCAACTGGATACCTTTTCGTAACCCATTCTGGAACAAATCTATGTCCATTAGAACATGTGACAGTAATTCCTAACAGCTCTTCAGGCACATGCTTTGTTTCTACTAATGTTTTATCATATATTTTTTTACTCAAAAATATACATGATTCCTTATTAATCCAATGACTACGATCTAGACCCAAATCACGAACAAGATCATTTATATTGTCATAGCTACTTTTAAGCTGGCGAAATTTCTTAGCCTTATTATGACTAGACTTATTAGCCATCAAAAGGCTTCCGCAGCAATCGCACCAAGGCCACTTATCCTCACTTAACTACCTCCCCTTATTAACGTTATCATCCTTTGAGTTATCAGGATTATCTCTCACGTATTTTTGATCATTTACTTTAACCACGTGAGCATCAGGGTGCTTGCCGTTTTCAACCTCCTTAACAACTGTTTTTCTCGGCACATTTTTCCTTTTCCCGATGTTATAAGTCTCATTACGACCACCTGGACCGTCATTGTTTCCTCTGATTTTGGTCATTTCACATACTCCCCCAAGTAATAGGCTTATGCCTAAAACACAAGATATAGTATTGGGTATTTCAGGTCAATACCTTATGTCGTATTAAATAACTAAATTAATGTATTGATAAACTACAATAATGCCCGGTTTTAGCAAACCTCATTAAACATCTCAATCAACCTATCCATAGAGATATCAACATAATCAAGCGTAGTTTGTGGGTCATCATGCCCCAATATCCTAGCCATCTGATCAAGCGTCCTGCCCTGCCTGATAATCGAGTTAGTCACCATTGATTTACGCCCACTATGGCTGCTCGCATCCTTCAGGCCAGATTTTTTATATATCTCTCTGATACTGTGCTCTAACGCATCACTAGCTCTATAAGACTTAACCGTTCCATCCATTAATACTCGAGTCTTTTCAGTGAGCGCATAAGGCCTGCCACGATTATTAAATAAAAGTTTACTATCAGGATTTAGAGTTTGATAACTATCATCATTTGGCATTGTTCCCCAGCGCCTCTTAATTCTGTAATCAATCCATTCCTGAATGATTTGCCTCGTTAGCTTATTGGTTAGCCAAATAGTACGCGGCTTAAGCCCCTTGCATATTGCTGCAGGTAAATGAATCTCTTCTCTGATAGCGCCCGATGGATAAAGAACAGTTTTAGTCTGTAGCCTGGCAACCTCAGATACTCTCATTGCCGCATGACTTAATACCAATGCACAGCGTTTACCTTCACTATGAGTCATTAGATTACAAACTTTTAATACATGTTTTATTTGTGCTGATGATATTGCTATTGCTTTACTAATTGTATGTATACTCCTTAAAAATTCGAATATACGGACAATGCTTTTTCAGCATCACCTTATTCGTTTATAACATGATTTATAAAGACTTCCACGGAAAGTCCGTGAGTCTCATCAGTTACTGTGTGACATAGGGATTTTTCCCACATACAGCAATTAAAATATTTGTTATCGTGTCACGCATAACAACTATATAGGGATGTAAGCGGTGAACAAGCTCCTACTATTAATATGCTTATTCGTTTTTCAGAGCTGCTCAAATATGCCTGGTATGCCGGGCCATATTACCGAAAGCACCTCAAAATTTGATGGTAGAAAAACACTGGCGATGGAACCGGCCTGGCTCTACAACACCACCAGTTTAAAGCTAGGCTTGTACAAAGATAGCACCCTTCCCAAAGATAAAGTCATCCTCACCGCGGTTGCAGTCGGCGCACACGCCATTTCCCCAGGCAAGTCTTTGAAATTCAATATTGACAATGAAACGGTCGCCCTTAAAACCCATCAGCAACTGACCCATATAAAAACAACCGCTGGTACACATGGATATGTCCGTTCCCACGAAGGCGCACACGCGCGTAGCTATAACGCTTCATCCAAAGACTACCTGGTGGATATCACCTTCATAAAACGCATCCTTAAAGCTGAAAACGTCGCAGTGAGGCTGGACTTTAGAAACTCTTACGCAGAAGGCATCTTCTCCCACGATGGAATATCCCTTGCGCGGCCAGCGTTCAACAATTTTATGAAAAAACTATAAAGCCCTTACCACAATACGGAGCATATTAGGAAAATGCGTTTTTTAATTTTACTGTTGACAGTGCTATCAACCAGTTGCACTAAGGACGACCCAAGCGATAATAATCACGGTTTTGGGTTTGATGTAGACGCTGTTGATAGCACCACCGGCATTTCTGTTAAGTATAATGAAGCAGATACTTTTCAATTTCCAATAGAGTTGATAGTCGAGACATATCACATCACTGAAAACTGTTTAGGCCTTTATAGCGATAAAGGCCCGCCTGTTATAATCACGAACAACAGCAACAACCTTATTATAAATGGCGTGCAATTTAGCGGTTATTTTTATCACTCACCACCACTCGTGGTAGTCCATGACGGCTTACTATCAATGAACGATACATTCAGACTCGAGCATGAATTCATACACTATTTATTGCAAGCCAACGGTCAAAACCCTAACCACACGGAAGAGAATCAAATTTTGTTTGATCGTTGCTCGATTTAATTTATCTATTATCAATGTCTTTCTCGTTCTGAAAAAACACCTCACCAACAACGGTTCCAAGGGTATTGACTTTCTCAACACGATACCAATGCCCAGCATTTACAGGAATACATACTGAGCCTTCTGGGTTCGTTGCATTATCGACACTTGCACCACCTATTTGAGGGTTAGTACCTGGTGGAGCGGTTGGACCTATATAAACACGACAATAACCTCTGGTTGATGCAGAAATAGAACTTAACCTTACATTCAAAAAGCCGTCCTGACCAGCTTGCCAGTCTTGATCGAAGTTAGTTGTTGTACTCGTGAGTTTAGTATCCCTAGCTTGAAAAGCCGTGATGAAATTTAACCACTTACCATTTTTTCTCCAATGCAAATCACCCGCACTTCTAGCAAGCGCTCCATCTGCTGCCGATGCATGCAGAGTTATATCATTTGACAAAAGAACATGACCAAAACTTGTTGCTTGCACACTTACTTGATAACCGAAGCCAACACCGGCTGAATGCGCCCTAATTGCGGCCTGCTCCCCTGAACTCAAACCATAAATAGCATTGTCACTGTTTGAAATAGCAGATATACAGCGGCCAAGTCCATTAGTTGCGTAGTTACCTGCATTATTAATCGACATTGTTGGCAAGGCTGCGTTATTTTTTAAATTTGCAGCCATCGCATTTTCAGTGCCTAGATCACCAAATATTAAGGATATATCAGTGCCTAGCGCGTTATAACCGAAAGACCCTATCAGCGCATTTGCAGGGCTGTAATTTCTTATTTCATTTGATCCTGCTGTGTTGATCTCAACCCGCTTACCAGATGTCGCAGTCGTAAAGCTTGAACTTGTTATTGCCCCAGCTGTTACCGCTCCCAGAGTTGCATGAATTGCTGATAAACTGGGAACAGTAATAGAGCTTTCTGTAATCTCGGTGATAAATGACTCATTAATCGACGCCAGGTCAAAGAAGCTCCCCATATTAATGACGGTAAATACGCCGCCAATATTTACGCCAATTGTGGCGCCTACTGTTGCATTGTTCGCAGGTTTAGCCGTTCCACCAACCTGTGTAGCATAATCTGCGACATTCAAATCAGCTAAAGAACCTGTGTTTCTAGTAGCATTGTCCGCTGGCTTTGTAGCCCCAACCACATGAGCAGAATAATCAACCGTGTTAAGGTCCGCTAGCGCTCCAGTGTTACGAGTAGCGCCCGCTTGGATGGGTATAAATGCTGATGCATTTAAAGTTGTGAGTGTCGCAGTGGCTGATTCTATTCTCTGATCATTTGTAATAAATACGGCTTTGATTAAAAAGTTGTAAGTGCCGGCAACAAGTAAAGGGATAGTCAAATAATTTAATTGAACATCGGCAACAGGGTTTGCACCTTCCCAAACAGTACCTGCTCTTATTTCAAACGATGATAAGTCAGCCGCTATTATTCGATTCCATTTTAATAATATATTTTCGCCTGAGATTTCAGAAGTAAATCCTGTTACATCTGGGGCCGCTGGTTCAGTTTCTAACTCTGGTGTTGCGGGCTCTGGAATGTATTGCACAACATAAGCTGACTCGCCCATGTCATGCCCTTCAGTCCCAATTGTAGCAGAAAAACTATTTGGCGGCTGGTAATCACTGCCAGCAAGTCTGTCACCCTTATATGGACTATTACCGTGCCATGAAGTCAGATAAAGGTTAAGGTCTGGCGGCGTCGGATTTCCATCAAGATACACAGCAAGACCGCCAGGTGCTCCACCTGCACCTGGTGATCCGTGAAGCACTGTTCCTCTTAAGTTATATGTTGGTTCATTATTGATTGGTGCGTCATCACCTGATAAATCAATGCCACCACCTGAACCAAAAGACATTCCTCTGGCGACAATTTTTAAACCGGCACCGCTATTGCCGCCAGCCGTACCGGAAACCCTTATGGTTCTTGTTGAGTTGTGTCCAGTACTAAAAACTCCGCCGCCGCTTCCCGATGTTCCTATTAAATTCTCATATGCACCGTCTATTGAAGTTAAATTATTGACTATTGCTCTGGTATGAATCTCAGCTGGCCCAATTACTTGAGGGTTATCAGTATAAAAACCAGGTATTGGAAAACTTCCATCACCACAAGGATTCGTTATTCCTAACCCGCCTTTAATTCCTACAACTCCATTATGCTTTGGTGCAGGCGCGTTTAAAGGCCATGATATTGCTTTTGATCCATTACTCCAGAGACTGGCACCCGCCCCCCCAGCATGCCCTTGCCCTTTGCCGTCAATCTTTCCATTGATTGTTAAATGCCCTTTTATTCTAAGCTCGACGTTCTGTGTAATCGTAACAATAACGCCCGGATCAATTGTTAGATCACCATTATAATAATAAACGGCGTCTTTCATTAACGGCGCACCGGTCAATGTACCGTTTGCAGTTACAGCGCCGCCGACAATTGTTAATACGGTTGATAGCTCTGTTCCTTGGCTCGTATAGAACAAGTCATCCATAACAGCCGAGAGCGTTGTTCTTGAAAGCGTTCCAGCCTTTTGGCTTGACGCAAACAGATCTAATACAAGCTTGCCTGTTTTCCAATTCATCTTAACTTGCTGAATTTCAAAAACTCGGTCTAATATTTCGCGGTCTTTATCGTATGAGTCATGCAACTGATCCAGCGTCACGCGCACAGTATCGCCAACTTCCAAATAATTTAGGCTAGGTAAGACCTCTAATGATAAACGCAGAGGCGGGCCGCTGTAACGGTCTCGCATGGTGTCAAAATAATTTCGTAAGTCCTGGTCAGTATGTGCGCCTGTGTGCACAGCTCGAAGTTCAATTTCTTTTTGTTCCGCAACTTGATCAATTGCAATACTATCTAGATCTTCAAGGTCTGTTCTTTTTGTAAAATCATCTTTTTGATAGACATAATTCCATTTAACAGACCAGCGATTGATAACAGATTTAAGGTCTTCTGTGAGTGAAGAGTAACTAACAATATTTGTATTATTTAAATGTGCGACATAGCCAGAATTAGAAAGCACGGGACTTAACCTTTTTAGCCCAAACTCACCCGTGGAATAGACAGGCATAAACGCGCCAAGCCAGAACATTAATTCTGTTTCTATAAATTTTTTACCGTCAGTTTCTTTATGGCCTTCTATGCGTACATGCCGGCCTTTGTCGGTTACTGTATCCCAAACATCAGAACCTATATTTTCAAAGTCAGACAGGCGCACGTTGACCGTATCTATGCCAAGCGTCCAATGCGCAGGATATGGCCCGCCGGTTAACAAGTCATAAGCAACCTTAGGTGCTGGCCCCTCAATGTAGATATGTTCTGTTATTTTTGGCTGTCGGTCTGACGCTTTGCCTGCATCGTGAACGTGTTCAGAGGCAATAGTGTTTAACGCACCTCGCCCTGTGACTATTTCGTAAGTGTCACCTGCATCCCAGTCGTTGTCTGTGCCTCCTGAGAGTGTAGCGACTACCGTTGTAGACGCGTTCCCAGTGATAATACCTTCTGAGCCGTCGCTAGTGTTCTTGATTAACAGACCGATTAGTGAATCTACTGCAAAGTTTTGCGTGTTGTCAGTCAATCCCGCAGCATTAGCGGCGCCTGAATGTGTACCGGTATGTTCGGCAATTACATTAGCGCTTACACCGTCTGTGGAATGTGTAAAGAGGCCGTCACAACATATTATCTCTTTACCCAGGCGAATATAGAAAACGGATTTATTGGGCCGGTCTGTGTAACTTGAGTCGTGCAGCACTGTTTCGAAAGCCGTTAGACTTGACGTTAATACAGGGATGTGGCCTTGAGTAGCTGTGACAGATTTAGACAGAAATTTTTCAACAGGCTTAAATATTTTCTGCCTTGCCTTTCGTTGAATATCAGAGCAATTAAATTTCTTGTCAGCGCCTTTCCCTGTTATGCCATCGATAATATAAGTCAGAACCGGTTCATAATTGGCCCACTCTTGACCTTCAAAGCCTACATAAGCTTTTATTTGCTTATGACGTAAACCGCGCCCAAAGTCGCGTTTATCCCTGATGTAGTTATTAATCACCTTATCGAAGTCAACAATGGAAAAGTTAAAGCTGCCAATTGTTGCGTTTGCTTTGTCTGGATTGATCTTTTGAGATGTGCCTGATATTTCTCTAACCACATTACTAATAACAGGCACACCCGCAGGGGTTGCGGTGTCTTCATGTGAAGTGAGGGCGAGCAAGTCCGTATTAGCTGTGTCAAAACTGATAACTAAAGTGAATCGAGGAGATTTTTCAGAAGCCGAATTGAACCCTACAAAATTAGTATTGTATATTCTCAATGTTTGCGCCCATAAAAAAGCCCCTAAAAAGGGGCTTGATAGAATGTGTTAATGTGCTTTTTATACTTCTCGAACTTTCATAGAAATAGTGAATTCGTCATTAGTGCCGTTTCGCTTTGGTCTGTAGCCAGGGTCAGCTTTAACTATTGACTGTGTGTCTGGATTATCTGTAGTACCGTATGGGTCAAATGTGAATGACTCCCCTTTTTCAACCGACCTGAAAAAGTTTTTGATTGCTGATAAATTTTCACGCTGCTTATTAATGATCGTGAAATTATGAAACACGTCCCGGCGCTCAAAAGTGGTTTCTTGATTGCCGCCGATTGCTATTACAGGATGCGCAATAGGTCTATCGCTTTGATCGTACTGGTTGAGGATTAAATCAAGATCATACTCCACCCCCTCAACAGTTAGGTTTTCGTATTCTTTGAACAACTCTTTTTCTTGGTTATAGATCGCTTGTATTTGGAGTGGTGATAATGCGCCGGAGCCTGCCATAATCAAGCAAGCATTTCCTCTTAAATACCACGCTGGATCAACTAATGATCCGCCAATAATAGAGCTAGTATTTATGGTTATATTTCTAGCGGTTACTGTCTGACTTATGATAAGCGAACTATTTATATATAAATCTAGTATTGTTCCTGCGTTTCTTCTTACGCCTACAAATTGAAATATTTCATTCGAGTTAATTGGTGCAATAACCTGACTGTTAACGCCAGAAGCTCTAGTATTAAAATATAAATTTCCACCTGTCACATAAACACGTAAGGCCGTTGTATTTGCCACATCTCCTCTTTCATATATGACTTGTACCGGCTCAGTGTTTGATAGTTTTACCCAGCCTCTTACAATAAAATCACTTGTTCCAAAGTCAAGCGCTGGATTATAAGCCTGTTCTAAATAATCATTAACAGAAAACCCAGACCATGCTTGAAGCTCGCAGCCTGTATTTACAGGTGATTTAGTAAGTTGTCCCTTTACCTCCAAGGCTAAATCATTCGGGCTTAAATCATGACTTGATCCGTAGCCTTGTAGTTCTGTTGTTTCGGTTAACTGTGTACCCCATATATACATACCGCCAGTG